AAAGACAAGGCTGTATGGTTCCCCTGATTTCTTTCTATTAACGAAATAAGGGATAAAGGGGAATAGACCATGCTCAAAGGGGGAGTCCTTATGCTCTAATAATACTCCAGCAGAATATACGCCGACCTTCATCTGTGTTTTTATCCGGTCAACCTGCTTATAGGTAATACCCTGAGCGTCAATCTGCTTAAGATCGTCCTTACTTAACTGGTCTGCATCTAATATTTGACCTGTGGAGAGTATTATTTTTGAATCCCGCTTTTTGGTCTTATACCAGCATTCAACCACCCTGAGCCGTTTCGCATTGGCATCTATGTAATTGTCTTTCTTAAATCCATCTATGGAAGATAGCAGCCCGCCCTTATATTCAGCTTCCATCATTTGAGATAATTCCTTTGTTTTGTTTGGATATAATTCTTTGGCTTCTGATAGGTCGAGCCATTTAGCACGGCTAATATGATTAGCATCCTCGTTCCAGTCGTATCTGCGAGAATAAGGGTCAGGGAAGATATTGAAGCAATCCTCCATCCTTATTTTTATTTCGGGATGCAGGAGATCGTTATAATCAACATAGGCTTCAAGGACACCGAATCCTCCGGTAAATCCATCTTCAGCGGCATCTCGTTCCTCGAATTCAAGGTTATTTTGCTGTTTAATGAAAAGTAAGGCATCTGATATGGTATCTGCTATAGGTTTATCCTGCGGGTTCCGGCCTCTGTAGCCTATACGTGTACGCTGCCTAACGAACTGGCCGACCATGCGGTCACAAGTTACCTTGACCTGATTATTAACTGTTTCCGGCTGCCCTCGTTCTTTTAATTCCTTTTTCTCAGCAGAAGTCCATTGGTCGTTTTCTTTATATTTAAAACATTGCTCGGCATTTTTACGCCATGATTGCCATGTGGGATGATCCAGTGCAGAAGAGAAATAGTTATCCAGCTTAACTAAAAGGTCTTTATCGTCTGATTTGCTGGACTTAGCCAATAGTTTCTCCTAAATGTTTCAATATGTAACATAAGGAGATATTATTGTCAAGTAGGTTTATTATGTTTCAGAATGGAACGTTACAAATTGTAACGTTAAAGGATTAAAAGCTAACTGGTATACCCCAGTATTGGCAGGTTTTACATAGTTCGGTATTTTGCCTTAATCCGGCTTTGTGTACAGCAATGTATTCCTGTCTCTTCGGGCCATTCCATAAATCGGGTAAAGTATCATCTCGGACATTCCCCAATAGCCCAGCCGGATTTTTACGATTGCAGATATAGACATCTCCATTCCAGTCAATGGACAATGTAGAGAGAAGGTCAAGACAAATCCCACTTTCAGGAATGACTGGATCATGGGCTTTATAATCTTTGGAATCTTTGGCAGAATGAAGGGATCGTGAAGTATAAATCACGCCGGGCAAGCGTTCCTCATTAAACTCACCGATGTATTTAACGATAATTTGCGGAGATTTACCGCCCTTTATCTCTATGAACTCTTTAAGTATTCTAAGTTGCTCGTCCCTGTCAGCGTCAAACTCAAATCGGGAGAAAACAACGGTTGTACAGTTACCTATAATTTCATCGGCTTTTTCGATAAGGTTCAGGCCATGAGTAACAATGCTGGTTATATTATCCCGAAATAATCCAATCGCTTGACCAAGGAATGGGTAAGCTGTAGGTTCTCCATTTCTGTGGAATGATACTATGATATTTGGGGGAACTTGTCTTGCTATTTGACATAATATGGTCCAGTTCATGTCTCCATATTCGATTATTCCCTTTTGTCTGCCACACATGGGGCATAGATGATTTTTATCGCATCTATTGGTCAATTCTAAAAATATATGGCTTAATCCATCAAGTCTCATTTCCCCATTCCTTTGTCTGTCCTATAAAGTCACAAGACACATCCTTTGACCAGTCAGACATGAGTTGTTTTGTGATCCTTCCGACACACTTAATCGCATGGTTGTTAATACTTTTTATCGGAACTATCCCGTAGGGTGTGTTGGTGAAAAATGCCTCATCAGCACTTACGATGTCGTATAATTCCATATTCTTAACGATAACCTTTATGCCGGCCTGACGTGCGAGCCTCATGACATGTTTTTGCGAGATACCTCTAAGGCAATTCCGGGGTTCAGGGGTAAATAGCTTGCCTGATTTCACATAGAAGAAGTTTGACCCTGTGCCTTCGGCTATGAATCCATCAGGATCGAGTAGTAATGCCCAGGCAGAAGGGTTATATCTTGCTACTTCCAGTTCTGCCAGTTTAAAGTGAAGCCTTGAGCGCATCTTAACTTTAGGCTCAAGTAACTGAGCCGGAATAGTCCTTTGAGCCGGGACTATTACGTCTACACCTTCTCTGTAAATATTATACGCTGTAGGAATAACCCATTTAAGTGGAAAGCACGTTATCATTACCTGCGTTCCACGTGGAACTATTCGTTCGTAAATTGATAAAGCCCCTTTGGTTACATTAATCAAGCTCCGTACTTCATCATCTTCATCAAATTCGTATCTATTTTCAATCAGCAGGTTTTCATGTGCCTCGTATAATTCATAAGGCAGGTATGGAATATCTATCCCTACATATTTAGCGGAAACATAAAGGCGCTCGATATGTTCATGGAGTTTAAAAGTTCTTTTTAAATAAGTACGTTGCATTTCAAATACGCCATCGCCATACATGCTGCCACTGTCATATATACTTAATTTGGCCTCAGATTCAGGTTTAATTTCTCCATTATGCCAGATTTTCCTCATTTCTTTATCACCTTATTAAATAATTCGTTTAAGACATTTTCCTTATAAAACGGTTTAGCGGATAATTTAGCTGCAAGGGCTTTATCCGATTTAACTTTATCGAGAAAAGCTATAATATCTCTTATGCCAAACTCATAATTCCCCGGATATAATGCCTCATATATTGAAGATACGAATTCGTAATCCTTCTGTATATTCACATCCAGCCTTAAATCAGGTCGTCTTATATCGTCAGGACAAGGGATAGTTTTTACCATATCCTTTTCATAGCAAATCTTATGTGGATGTTCTCTGTGTTCTTTATCTTTAGCGTTATCATCTATCCATTTGAGCAACTCCATGCTGTAGACTTCAGCGCCTATGCCGTCAGGGTAGCCGGAATCGTGAATATTCTGGATATTGGAATATAGAAACTTAAACTTATTCGTAGTCCCATGACCTTGATATTCTATTATGCGATCTACTTCAGATGATTCGATTAACGGGTTATCTCCTGGTATCCTGATAATGGTATCGGCATCGAACTTCTTTGCTGCTGCCAAATGACGGGATACCAAGTCAGCAGTTTTACCTCTATAGGGGAACAGATTAATCCCACATTCGTCTGTGACCTTATATATGCTTCTGTATGATTCATCATGGAGCGGTATGGCGACAACTATCTGCTCTATCAACTTGCATCGTTTTACTCGTTCGATTAAGTGCCAGAGCATAGGCTTACCGCAGATGGGGAGTAAGATCTTACCAGGGAGCCGGGTTGAACCTGATCTTGATTGTATTATGCAAACTTTCTTTTTAATTTTTTGGCGACCTCCACTTCGCATGGGAGCATACCTAATTCGTATGATCCCGCTGCTATTTCAAAATCACGGATTTCTCTGACTAATTTCTGTAACGCTAAGGGTTCCAGACTTGCAGCCTGATCTGAACCGAACATTGTTCTCGATAATGTAATATGCCTCTCGAATATCTTTGCACCCAGAACCACTGCACAGAGCGTGCCCCAAAGCCCTGTCTCATGACCACTATAGCCTATAGGAATATAAGGGAACCATTCCTTCAATGTCTTTATTCTATTTAAGTGTAAATCCTCAATTTTAGCCGGATATGAGGCGGTACAGACCAGTAAGGCAATATTATTACAATAATCGAGCTGAATACACATTATAGCATTTTCTATTTCTTTTTCTGTTGCCATACCTGTTGATATAATAACCGGTTTGCCTGTTTTTTTGATATATTCAAGTAATTCAATATCGTTATTCCTTGCTGAAGGAATTTTATACGCCGGAACATCAAATTGCTCTAAGAAATCTACACTTGGTATATCCCAGGCCGAGGCAAGCCACGTTATGCCGATTTCCTTACAATATCTGTCTATTTCACGGTAATCATCATAATCAAATTCCAATGCCCGCTTAAGATCGCCATTGGTAGTGCCAAATGGGGATATGCGGGGCTGCGCAAGTTCTTCGGGTGTATATTGAAGCTCGATAGTACGCTTCTGAAATTTTACGGCTTGACATCCGGCTGATTTGGCAACGTCTATGAGTTGTTTTGCTATATCAACAGAAGAATTTGCATTTATTCCGACCTCACATATGATATAACAAGGATTATTGCCACCTATTTTTGTACCATTTATATTCAAATCGTCTTCCACCCCCCTCTTTCTACTTTCTTATTCTTTTTTCTATGCTGATTCATACTTTTAAGGATATTGCCCTGGAAATATTCAGTTAAGCATAAGGCATCGGCTTTATTGGGAGATGACAGCCCTCTTTTCTTTAAATCCTTTTTGGATTCTACCTTGATTTTGCCGTTACCGTCTTCTGCATATTTTATAGTGGTGAGTTCTCCGATAAGCTCATCGTCATTGGGGATAGATATGGATTTCAGCTCGAATTTCTCTCTTACATTCCACCAAAGTTCATCACGGAGCCTGAAGAATCTATCTGATATAGCGGCGGCTTCCGATACGTTCACATCCCAGACTTGAGCTATATGTTGTCTGGTCTTTAGATTGCCGGCTACACCCCAGCCCCAGCCTATAATATCAATAAACACGTCTGAGGGTTCGGCATCGTATATCTTGCCTAATGCCCAGCCGGTAAGTTTCTCTGAATCTACGGTATCGAATGTATCTAATTTATGTACTTTCGGGCCTTGTCGTTGAAGTAGTGCAGATGGATCGCCGCCAGCGCCTACATCTAAGCCAAATACCAGAGGGTCTTGATCTGTAGGCTCTATATCTCTATCCACAGCATCCATGACCCAATCCCAGGGGATTAATACATCTTCATCGGCAGTAGGAGGGAGGCCGTTAATGCGAATACGGAAGGCATTAGAGTCACGACCATACTTTTTCTCCATGCGGGTTACGTGTTCTTTTGAGACCATTTCTGACTGTTCACCATCCCAGTGTAAGCATACCCATGATGAGCGGTCTTTGTATTGGGAGTCTATAGCGAAACCTTTAGATCGGGTTGGATTAAAAATCAGGACAATGAAATTACATCTGCCGGTAAGTGTGCCCTCTAAGGGCTTGAAAACTGGTTCGGGTATGCCGGAAGCTTCATCGCAGACCACCATGAGGTAGTCTTCATGAAACCCTGCCAGCGTTTCAGCTTGCTCTTCACCGGAGGCTTTAGGGTTAGTAGTACGAGCTACAGCAAACCATTCCTTACCGCCGGATTCCTTAAAGAATATTTTGTCCGATTGCCAGACTAACCAGTCCTTGACAAGGGAACCTCTAAGCCACTTATTTACTTCAGACCAGAGTACATCTTTTAACTGATGGCCGGTTGGAGCAGTGCAGGGAATTTTAGGGTATGGGAAACAACAGAGGAACCAGATAATAAGCCAGGAGGCAAGGCCGTCCTTGCCGCACCCTTGCCCTGACATAATTGATATACCTTGTTTCTTCGTATATTCAATTTCGGATGCGTTGAGCTTTAAACCATCGGCAAGTTTTATTTTGGCATTGACGAGTTTACGCACTTCTTCCAATGCCTGCATCTGCTGAGCGGTAGGGCGTTCATTCAGGCCACGAGGGTCAAGGATAGCCTCCTGCACGAATTTTGCCGGGTTATATGCCCAGCTTTTAACAACCTGAATGGCCTTCTCTTCACTCATTTATCTTTTTTTCTTATGTTCTTTAAAACACATAATAATTCACCATCACCAGGATTAAACTGTCTCGTGTAACCTTTCCCTCTTTTGGTTAAATTATCCCTTTTTCTTCTTGCTACCATTTCCCAATAAAAATCATTTCATTTCCCAATTTTACAAAAACAATAGGGTCAACTTGCGGTAATTTAGCAATCACTGGATAAGCTACATAAAAATCTTCAATGCCATATTGTTTTATGTTTTCTATTTTATCGTATATGAAATCTGGAATAATACCATCTACATAATCATCAATTTTAACAATATAAGGTATGCACGAAACCTTTTGCGTAAAAAACCATTCATCTTGCCTCATTAACTTTTTCATGAAAGTCAGGGGAGTTTTTTTAATTGACGCATACGAATATAATATATGCGAATTGTGAAACATTTCTATAGTATAAGATAATATATAGTCTATATCTTTTTCTCTATCAAGTATTTCACCTACCATAATCATTACTTCATGATTCATTATTTCATTACAATGTAATTCTTTAGCCAAATCATAAATCTTTCTGAATCCATCTCTTACTAATTTTTGCCCAACAGGCAATAATTTTTCCTGTAAAAATAAATCATTCATTTTAATCCTCCCCCCTTATAACATGGCATGAATAGACGAAATACCGAACGGCTTACCGTTACGGCTCTGATAACCCCTTAACCTTGCATCCTTACTGATTTCATCCAGTGTCATGCCGGACTTCCTCATTTCTGTGACAGATTTAAGTATCTCCTGCTCCCTTAAATGCTCCTCAAGATGCACGCCATCAGGAGCTAATCTGTAACCAAAGGGGATATTGCCCACTCGTTCACCCTTTGCCTTCTTATGCTGCAATACTGCACGAGTCCGCTCGCTTGTCGCTTCACGTTCCCACTGAGAGATGGACATAACTACATTCATGACCATCCTGCCCATAGCGGAATTCGTATCAATCTTCTCCTGAACTGAAATCAATACCTTGTCCTTAGAGAAGTACCTCTCAAGCAGGTGACATAAATCTTTGACTGACCTCGTAAGGCGGTCTAACTTGACTATAAGCACACCTTGGCAAAGATTTCTGTCCATCAACTCGATCAACCTTAGCATACCCGGCCGCCTAAGACTCTTTGCCGATTCCCCGGCATCCACAATTATCTCTGACAGTTCAATATCGTATAACTCAGCATACTTTATAATCTGAGACTCCTGTACCTCAAGACTCATCCCGGCATCAGCCTGCTTGTCTGAACTTACCCTGATATACCCAATTAGAGGCATCATCACTTCTTCCCCCCAGTCTCTAAATATATTCTCACCGCCGCAATAACCAAATCCCTAATCTTCATATTCCCTAATGCAGCCTGAACCTTAATCTTTATAGCTAAATCCTCCGGTATATCCTTAATAAATAAATGTTTCATAGTAAAAAATATATATTATATAGATAATGTTGTCAAGAAAATATATCTTTCAGGGATAATCGAAGTGTGAATATGGCGTGGTTTGGAATACTAAAACATTATTGACCAGTTTTTATACGTAACTCACCTTACCTACCCTGATTTTAGATTCGCAACTACCCGCACGTGCGAGGACTTGTCTTTAAGAAAACCCGCCAAAGTTATCAACAGGTTTTCCACAGATTCGTCAACTATTGCGATACTATGTAATCAGGAAAAGACAATTCTTCGTATTGTATCAATACGAGTCACCGATAGCCTACAAGTCCTCTGAAGCATGGCCACAGCTCGCCTATCTCCATTCATTAAGTTGTGTTCACAGAACACCATAACGTAATTATATACCAAATATCGTAAGCCCTGTCAAATAACATAATAACCTTTTTATTCTACTGCCGGATCGTATGGAGGTATGATAACACTATCAGCCACCAGTTCCCCCCTACCCCCTTCGATTTCAGGCATTGGGGCAGGTAACTGACCTGGTATGTCAGTACTTCCGGTGACAGGGCTGTCAATGGAAATGGTAGCATCATCAGGCACCACAATAGGTTGTGGTTTGCGCTCATGGACAGCTTGAATGATGCTCGTAATGGAGGATAGTATCTGCTGTTGGTAATACGCCAATACATCTGCTCTACTATCTCTATATGCTTGCAAATGTTCAGATATGTAGCCTGCGGTTTTAAAACGTTGCCACACTGACCATTTGGATAATCCTACACGTTTTCCAATCTCATCGTATGTGAGTCCTTGCCGGTCAAGCTGGATGAGTGCTTCAATGGGGATATTTTTAGGGATTGATCTTTTGGCGTGTGTGACTGTTGCTTGTGACATGACGTTTCAAAATGTAACATACGACACATAGTTACGTCAAGGAAATGTATAATATATTTTACTTGACAATATATATTAATATGCTATACTTGAGACAGTTGGCAATAATGCCGGCTAAACAAAGGGGTGAGGAAATGAATGTATATGAGATAGTAACGGACAGGACTGGCAATCTCAAGGATGGGTAGTCCTTGTAGATAGAAAGGATATAGACGAGCGCCCCGGAGCATTGGATGGAGGCGCTGACAGATTGTATGTACAATTATTAAGGC